AACTTCCAGTATTTTCACTTTTCCATCCAATAGCATTTAAAATATTCTTAACTGGTTGAAGAAATGATTTATCAAATTGTGTATCATAATCTATATATTTTTCTAAATTAAATTCTTTTGGTAAAACGGATGAAACTGCAATTACATTCTCACCAATTCTATTTGGCTCTTTAAGATAAGCAAATTTAATCTTATCTCCATCACGAATTAATTCATATTTATTTGTAAGTTTTTGTTCTTTTAAAAAATGATTATAAAGCAAAACACCTCTTACATGAATTGGCGTAGCTTTAACATAGATATCTTTTGAAGATTTATACTTATCAAGACCACGAACTGATCTCGGAAATGATATATCTGTAAAACTTAATTTTTTAAACACATTACGATAATCATCAATACAATTTATTACTGTTTTTTCATCTGTAGTAATAATAGTTTTAATCAATGATTGTAAGTTATCCCGACACCATTCTGGTGTTGAACTTCTTACACTTTCAAGTCCCATTATCTTTAACTTTGGTTCTTTGTAAGATACTCCCTCATTATTATAAACATTAAGAATATATCTTTTCTTTGCTGTCCAGATACCCTTATCAGCAATTACTTCTCGCTCCATGAACATTTTCTGCTCAAAAGCATTTACATACGAATGAAGATTTTTATAACCTTGGTCAATATATGGTTGAATTTTATCCGTACAGATCGTATCCAAGAAGGTGATAATCTTTGAAGTCGATACTCTCTCTGGAAACACGCTAGTAACCAATTTGTCAAACGTAATGTAAACGCTATCAGTGTCCGCCGCGATGACATAGTCAATACCCTTTGTTTTTAACAATTTATTAATATACATATTTATATGTTTTTCAATCCATCTAATAGACAACTGACCAGACATGGTAATAGCTTCTGCTAAGTTAGGATCATAGTATAAAAAATATTGATTAGCACAAGCACCGTAAGCACTATTTAATAATATTTTTTTAGACATTTGAATATTATTATAGGTAGATATATTATTAATTACTTTTTGTTTATTTTTATAATCACCACTTTCTAATTTTTGTTGTTCTTTTAACAATTTCTTCTTATACACAACTCTATCATTATACATCTTCTCCATCAATTGTGGAAGAAAGCCTTGTTTATCATTTTTAAAATGAACACCATTAGGAGTCAATGTTATATTTTTTTCTTTAAGATAATCAGTATTTAGCTCTTGTTCTAATAATCCTTTAACTCCAATATTTTTGGAATTATCACAAACAGGACCTTTATATAGAGTTTCAGGACTTATATTGTATTGTTGGATCAAATGAGGATACAGAGAATTTAAATCAAAACTTACAACCCATTCATGTAAACCAATATGTGGATCCTTTACATAACCACCTTCAATACTTCGTGATTCACTTCCTTCTGGTTTGACTGGAATAGCTATTTTCTTTTCTTTGAGAAAGCGATAGATAATAGACTCCCAGGTTTTTACTGGAGAATATACATCCTCAAAGTTAATACCAGAATCATAGGCCATCGTAATAACCAAATCCATCAACTTCATTTTTTCATCAAGTTTCTTTACAATCTCAACATCTCTGATATTGTAATTAATAAAACTTTGATAATCTGTTTTGTATAACTCATAACCTGGAATTTCATCTTGATCTTTTCTCAATTCCAACTCAACCTTTCCAATATAATCTAACCGATATGATTCGCGAACTTTGTAAGTATATTTTTTATACAAATCAAGATAATCAATAATAGAAATACCAGTTATAAGATATGTTTGATTTTCTTGTCCTGCTATCCTTACATTTTTTTCAAATATATTCTTTATCGGTGATAGATATTTTGGTTCAAGACTAAGAACTTCAAGTCTATTAATAATATAAGGAATATCAAAAAACTTACAATTCCATCCTGTAACAATATCAGGTGGTGATTCTTTCCACCAATTCAAAAACATATTCATCATCTCACGTTCATCATCTGCTTTAAAATAATTTATAGTTTTATCAGATTGATCAGGTATGTAATCACCAGTCCCAAAAACATAATACTTATCATCTATACTGTTATGGATTGTAATGGATGTTATAGCAGAATTTGCTGTACGGATATTCGGAAAGCCATTATCAATGGATGTTTCAATATCAAGATTGTATATTGTAATTTTAGAAGTATCCCATTGAATGTTAGGATATGTTTCTGTTATGTATTGAGATACATAATTACGATTACCATGAATAGAATAATTAACAGTCCCATCATAAGAGTCAACAAATTCTCGGCAGTCTTTGATAGAACCGAAAGTATGTGACCCAAGTGGTTTATTATCTAAACTCTTGTAATCAGATTTTTCTTCTGGTGATGGGAGATATAAGGTTGGTTTGAAATTAGTATAACCAGAGTAACGCTCACCCTTATTATCTATTTCACGGGTATATATCCTGTTCCCAATTTTAGCTACATAAGTATAAAACTTCATAATATATATTATAACAAAAAAGGTTCAAAAAGTCAAGGAACTATTTAGGGCACTACAATACCACTACCAAAGGCTCTACTATACTCATTTACGATGGTTTTGCTTGGAGTAGCTATTGTCTGTATATTTTCATCTTTTATTGTAAATGACTTATCTTCCGAATAAGGCATCCATGGTTGGAAAGCAATCTTTTCTTTATCCACTGGAATCATAACAACCGGATTAGTTATTGTATTTGTTTCTTCGTCAAACTCACCTATTAGTTCTTCACCATTTGTTAATTTTACTATTTTTACATTCACGGGATCATACTCCTTTAAATCTATATTATTAATAATGTATTGAGATGTTACATTACCTGTAACACCAATTAAAAATGTTTCTAAACCAGCACAACCGGATAGAAATATACTACCAATCAAAACACATTTACCTAAAAACATCATCGCTTATTTCAGTGGCACTATTAGACTCCTTATTAGTAGTCCTCATGCCAACATTTCCTATAGAATACTTAGCTTGTAAATCCCATTCTGATTTTTCACTGAATGGTAGAATCTTCATTTGACGAATTGAAACCGTTGGTTGTGCTTTCTCAGGAGATATAATTTCAACCAAATCCCATTCGTGTAAAAGATTTACAACGGTATTTCTTCGTTCAAGATCATTCTCGGAAAGGTTTGTTGGTTTACCATCAAGTGCAAACAATTCCTTGAAGTGAACTATATAATACTTACCTTGTTTGTGGAGTATGTGACAGGATTGATATAACTTCTTTTCCCTTCGTGAAGCTATCCCAATTCGTGTGAGGGTTTCTTTAACCTTCAGAAAGTCATCATCTTCTTTCAACCTCACCTCAATCATATCTTCCATAGACCATTTAATAATATCAGTCATTGTCCTATTCCTTTCAATTCAATAAATTTATAAAATCATTATATATATTTATAATATCAGGACATACCACCTTTATTCATCTTGCTCTTGATATATTCTATATCACCATCAGTGAGGACTGATAATGCTGTTTCAGCTTTAGAATTACTATACTTGAAAAATTCTTTAACTAGTGCTAAATTCTCCAACTTCTTTCCTTTTATCCAGAACTTTCTTGGACGTTTCTTCTTCGGAATAATACTATGAAGAAAATCATAATGTAATTTCTTTTCAACATCAGGATATCTATTCATCTCATTAATAATATGAATCAAGTCTGGTTGATATGATAATGAACGATTAATAAGAAATACCTTATAGTCTTTTCTTTGTTCAATATCAACATCATAACTTTCTTTTACCATCAAGTCATTCGCATATTCAAAGGGATTCATTATTCCTCCTCATCAGGTGGTGGTGCATCAGCACGAAATTCTTTAAAGTGTGCAGTTAATGATTTATCATTAGGGTTCCATGCAATATTTTTCAAGTATGCTAAAGATGCTTTTTTCTTTTTTATTTTCCTTTTTGGTTTTGCAAATTCAGCTTCATTTCTTTTCAAAAACTCTTTTTCATTATATAAATCTTCCATCATTCTTCTTTGTTGATCTGCATAATAATCTTGTCTATG